TCGGTAATTATAACCGACTTGACCAAGAAGGTAAGGGAGTTGACCGAAGTGGTCTGCATACTTGCGAAGGTTGAATAGTGGTTTTTATATATCTAACGTTAGATAGGAATTAAATGGAAAACGGAGAGGACATAAGTAGCTGGGCTGGATTTTTCAGCTACATACCGACGAAACCTTTTCAATGGCTGTTGAACAGTCCTTGTAAGATTACCTGTATGTTTTGCGTGTCTGCTGACGAGTACGTTTATACCGACAGAGGGGTTAAACAGGCGGGGGATTTGATCAGTGGTGATTTATTGTACGGGAACAATAAGGTCATCAGCAATTCGATTGTTGACGACGATCTCTATGAAGTCACGTTTTCCAGCGGAATCAAAATCAAGTGCAACGGTGAACACCCTCTGTATTGGCGTAAATGGAAACACACAAAAAATGGTGAAGAATTTGTAAGTGTAAAGGAAATAGCAAAAGGCAATGGGTATAGGGGGAAACTTGGCTACGCTTATTTTCAAGCAAGTGGTGACTCAGGAGTGAGCTTAAAAGCACCAAAACTGTTCGGGTACTTATGCTCCGATGGGTATGTCACCAATGCTAACCAAAGTGTTAAGTTTACAAACAATAATGAATTATTTTTAAATGAAGTGGAAGAATTGGTAAAGGATTCCTACGGTTTGGAAAGCAAACGATATATCAAAAACAAAGGGTATGACTTATTGTTCCCCAACAAAAGAGGCCAAGCTAACCCAATAGCGGAGGATATAAAAAGGTTAAATATCACAAGTGATAGTTTCGGTGAAATTTTAAGTGGCAATAGGGAGTCGTTAGCCGAATTTATAAAAGGCTATTTTAATGGTGACGGTTATCTATTGTTAAGAAAAAGGAAAATAGGATGGAGTCGTATCCCCTCTGTTGAAGTTGGTTTTTGTATTGGAAGAAGCAAGAACAGGGCCGTAGAGTTTCAGTATATATTATGGAAGCTAGGTATCTATTCATGGATATACAGCGAATTTATGAAGCCCTTCAAGAACAGATTCTACAGGGTAAAAGTAAACGCAAAAGATGCTGTTAAAATATTACGCTTGCTTGACAAAACCAAATACCCCGACAAGTTTAAAGAAGCAAAAAAGGCGATTAAGGATAATTGCTATGACCATGAAAATTATCAAGAATGGATTAGCATACGAAGTATTAAGAAAACAGGGAGAGGTCAGATAGCATCACTCACTACTGAAAGTGGGGAGTTCATAAGTTATTGTGGATTGAGAAACCACAACACCGGCAATCAATTCGGAAAGAACGAGTGTGCCGTCATGGATTATATTTTCTCCATCCTTGGTTGGCACCCGAACAAAATGAAAAACATCAGGCCGGACGATAACAGGATATTCCGCTTTGCTTCTCACACCCTGCCGAGTGAGAGCGAAGAGAATGAAGTCCGCAACACCCAGTATCCGGCGTTTAAACGACGGTTCCCTACCGACCTTATCGGCAAGGACATCACGGCCCGTAATTCAGTTATCACAGTTAAGGCCCATGACGGGGGCAATGTTAATGTTGAACTGGTTTCATTCGGGCAGGCAACGGGGACTCAGGCCGGCGTCCAAAGAAGGAGAATCTGGATTGACGAAGAGTGCAGTAAGGACTTCTACGAGGAACAGGTTCCTAGACTTCTAGCAACGGGCGGAGATATTCTGATTACCTTCACTCCTGTTCCGGGCGCTATCGGGTGGATGTTTGATGAAATGTATGAACGGGCGAAATACATCTACCGGACGGAAGCAGTAAGGAAAAGAATCGAGGAACGCACGGGAATCATCTATCCGGAGTGCGAGATTACCGAAAGTCTTGATGACATCTGTGTTATCATGGCCGCGACTGATGATAACCCGATGTATGAAGGTCTTGCTAAGAAGTTGTCCGAACAGACGGGCGTGCCTATCACAGCCAAGGAATACATTGATGAATCGTTTGAGAAGTATGACGATGAGGATGTTATTGATGCTCGTAGATATGGACTCTTCCGGCAGTTGTCGGGTAAGATCCATAAGTCCTTCACTCCAAAAACCCATGTAATCAGTTCTCAGGAATATTTTTCCGAGGGCGTTCCTTTCGGATGGCAACATTTCAGAGGGATTGATTATCACGGTTCCAACCCGTGGGCGTGTGTGTGGATGAGCGTTTCTCCGGAAGATGAAATCTTTGTGTGGTGCGACCACCCCGGCATTATCTCCCGAAAGACCTCTTACGACATTGGCTTAGAGATTGCGGAACGAAGCGGGGACTATAAGTATAGACTCGACATGATCGACCCCTTGGCCAATGCAAAGCAGAGCAACACGAACCTTTCCACGATAGAGGACTTGAACCGTTACTTCCGTTCTTTCAAGCAGGACCAGATCGGGACGGGCGCTTACTGGCAACCGTGGGATACCAAGGGGAACAGGGGAAGAGAAGAATTAACAAAAAGATTGAAAAATTCTCTCAAAGTTGGTAAACCCTTTAACAACAGAGTCATTGTGGGGGACCGTTCATACGACAGGACGCAACTTCTACCGACTATTTGGTTTACTGACAACTGCAAGAACACGATTGAGAGCCTGAAAAACTGGCGTAAAGAGGAATGGGGGACGAGGGATATGCTCAACCGCAATGACCCTAAAGAAGCAGACCAGCAAAAATGGTCGCACTTCCCTATTACCGTCGAATGTCTTTTAAAAAATCCAATCATATCTAGTGCAAGGTGGGGCAGTCTTGACCAATCACCATTGCGACCGAAACAGTATTTCTCACAAGGAAGGAGATAAGATGCCATTATTCGACTATATATGCGGAAAGTGTTTTAAGCAGTACGAGGTTATTGTTCCCCTAAAGGACGTTGGGAAAAAAGTGAAGTGTCCGCATTGCAAAAAGAGTTTAAAGAAGATCCTTACTCCGGTATATTTTTCAATAAAGTGAAGGTGAAAGATGGCTAAGAAACGACCAAAGGTTTTAGTTTACGGTGAAGCAATCGAGAATAAAGTTACCGGACAGATATGGAAGGAGTATTCAACTTCCAAGAGAAACCAAGCAGACGATGAAGAAGAGTTTGAAAAGATCATCGACCTGATTGAGTGCAAGCGGACGGAGAAGGAATACGAGTGGCTGTCCGATGTGTTCATTCCCGAATACCCTTCTATTCATCTGACGGAGGCTTCTCAATGGGCGAACCAGTATTTTCCCACAAGGGACTTTGTTGACGCTTATCTTGACGGGAAAGATGACAGGAGCATCAAGGCCGCAAAGACTGCCAAAGAGTTCCTAAACTCCATGCTGAACGTCAAGAACGTCTATCATTACCAGAAGTACATGAAAGCGAGAAGCATTAATTCAACATTAGGATGTGTCTATGCGGTTTTAAGCTGGAAGCAGAAAGTTAATATAGAAATTAAAAAAGTCCCCAAACAGTTTAATGCCGGAGTTGATGAATTTGGCCGTCCTGTCATGCAGACGCAAATCGTTGACGAACCGCATGAGGTGATTATTGAAGATCGGTTCCATTATGAAGTTCCCGACCCTAGAAACGTATTCACAGACAATTCCTACTGTTACTCCGCACAGGAAAAGGAATGGATCATTATTCGGTCTGAAATGTCCTATGAGCAGTTGAAAGCGGTTGAAGTAGAGAACGGCTACATTAACCTTGATGAACTGAAAAACATCAAAACGGACAACAGGACGGAAGCGGGGAAGGTAACAAAGGGGGAAGATCGGGAGAAGGACGAAACACAGTATCAGTATTTCGACATCCTGGAACGTTTCGGTTTGAAATGGGCGATTGTTGAGGAAACAGATGACAGCGGGTATCCGACAAAAATTAAACCCGCCTACAATGATAAGGGAGAATTAAGCGATAAGGCTGAACTGGTGGAGTCAATAGTGACTTTAGCTTGTAGCGGAAGTCATAAGGTCTTGATCCGTTTTCAGCCGACACCTTTCAGAACATCAAAGAACGTCCCATTTAGGCCAATCGTCAGGGGATTGAATTACATCCATCCCACAAAAGACGTTGGCATGAGCGATGCGAAATACGCCAAGGAACTTCAAGTTGCCCTTAATGACACGATCAATATGTCAAATGACAGGGTGAAGTTAGCCACGATGCCGACTTTGAAAGTCAGGCGTTATGCCCTCGAGGACAACGATTCTATCTACTTTGAACCGGAACACATGATGATGGTGGAGAATCCGGATGACATTACCGAGTTTCAAATCAGGGACAATATGCAGGGCGCACTCGCTCAGGCTCAAATGTTCATTAATAAGATGCAACAGATCGAGTCAATTTATCCCACGACTATGGGCGACTTGCCCGGAAGAGCTTCAACTACTGCGACGGCTATCCAAGGAGCTACAACCAGCAATAACCTACGGGCGAATTACAAGTCATTGACATTTGAATACACCTTTTTGGCCGAGTTCTACTGGATGATGATGCAGATGGGTTATCAGTTTATGCGTCCGGAAACCGCAACAGCAATCATGGGCGATGATGCACAGTATTTTAACCCCGAAGCCGACTATCACTTCCAGCCGGTCAGTTCAAATATTGAAGTCGAATACAACAAAAATCAGAAGGTGAAGAACCTCGATCAGATGGTGGGGAGACTTTCGGGATTAGTTCCCACGATGCCGGGGCTAATCTTCCCGATTCTGAAAATGATGGAAATGCAGTTTGAGCTTTTGGGTCAGGAACCGCAGACAGTTCTTCCGTATCTCCGGAAAGTTTTGGAAATGGGAATGAAGGAAGAGGGGAAGCCGGGGGAACAGCCAGCGGATCAGGGGGCGACTCCTACAAGTAACCAGTACGGAATACCAATATCAGGCGTGGAAGAACAGGCGCGTCAGAACGCGAGTGGATTGTTATGAGTCTTACAAGAGATGAAGTAGATGTTTTCATGGACAAGTTTAAGAAGAGGGGTGAACGGACGCTATCTTTATTGGGGAAGTTACAGGACTTCAACACAGCCGTTAATGATCCACTAGGGAAACTTCTTTTGGATTGGCTGATTACCCAGCACGAATTGCTTTTGGACAAGATTGCAAATCTCACGGCCACGGACAACGAGAAACTTAAATATCAGGTGGTTAGGGAAATGCTTGTTGATTGGAGTGGGAAGATACAGATGTACAAAGATACCATTAACGACATCAAAAAGGTGTCACAGAAAGGAGAGTAGTATGAGCGAACAAACAGAACAGACCCCAGAGGTGAATCCCCCCGTACAGGGCATGGATGGTGCTTCTCCGTCTGCCGTTGAAGCTCTAGGAGGTAGTGAAGTACCTAATGGTGAGGTAGTTCAGCCGGAATCCGCGGAAGCCCTTGAGCATAAAGAAAGGTCTAACCTAGGCCGCCGATTCACAAAAGCTGAACAGGAGATTAACGAACTGAAAAGCCAGCTTGCCCGTATGAGTGAAAGGCTTATGACCACCAATGCGCCGAGTGCGATGAATCAACCTGTCGAGGAAACCCCTCCCGTTGATTACATCACGACTCCAGAGGACTTGGAAAAGTACGAAGCATGGAAAGCGAATAAGCTGGAACGTCAACGGAATCAGTATGCAAATGCTTATGTTCATAGCATTAAGACGATGAGTTACATGAATCCGGAACTGCACACTGAAATTGAGAATGAGTTATTGACGAATGTTAATGACTATCCGACCTATTCAAAGCATTTAGACCCTGCGTCAGACGCAAGGGCTAATTACTTGAAAGCGGAGAACAAAATTCTTAAGCAGAAATTAACTGGCAATCAGGTTCCTCCACCTAACGTAAAGGGAGGGGCAAACGCACCAACGGGGCTTTCGGGGACAAGCAGGGTTAATACGCCTACTAAGCCGGTAGTGAAGTTGGATGAGTTCTCCTCAAAGTTTCTGAAATCTTTAGGTGAAAGCGAAGATGCTGACTGGGTTCAGAAAGCAGTTGCGAGGGATAAGTGAACCATACCAGTACCAAAAGAACTTCACGGAAAATGAAGGGGTCACACGAAGATTCCGGCAGATGGATACGCTGTTGGAACTGCGGTTTCCCGATTGACTTGACCAAACTCCATGTTTCCAAACAGGGGAATGGGAAAAGTTATGAAGATGCAATGGTTCCTAGTGAACCTTGTGACCCGAACATGAACATTTTAACAATGGAAACAGTTAATACGGTGGATGTGTTGATGCAGACAGGATCAGACGGAGAAGCCATTACGGATTACTACACCCCTAGAAAGGTGACAGTAACTTCGGGATGTCCTATGTGTGGCACCCATAACCTACCGTAACTGAATATGGAGGATAATTAAAATGAGTATTGGTTTTGAAGTCATTTATTCTCCTGTTAAGCCTATTTGGGTTCCGGTGGAAAGCACAAACACACTGGCTCATGGGATGCTGTTGTATTACGGCAAAGAGACTCCGGCGAATACCGCTGGTGCAATCGTGATGCCCGCAGCTTCTGGTGCTTGTGATGTTACTAATATGCTTATCCCTTGGGGTGTTGTTATTGGCGACAATAACGCAACCCCGACCTACTCGACTCTGGCAACGGCGTTAGTTAAGACCCAGACCATTACGGGTGTTGACACCGCCGCCGCACAGTTGGCGAGAGATTATAGGCTTGCAGAAGGTATGTATTCAAAAGGCGACCCACAGCCTTTAGTCCAGGTGGCGAGAATCACACCTGAAACAGTATTAAGAGGGTATTTCCGTGGAAGTGCAACGGTAGGAACTACAAACATTTCCACTCTGACGCTTGCATCGGCGGCGGCGACCACAGGTTTTGTAACTGACTCAGCTCAGTTCACTCCGGTTGCCGACAATCATACGGTGTATTGCGTGAAAGGCGCAAATGCGGGACTTAACCGTGTTGGAACAGGTACGAGTGCGACCACAGGGGCGGTTACTCGCGAGTTCCCCAACACCCCCGCAGTGGGTGACACTTTCAAAGCGGTGAATGTTCGTCAGGGCATTTGCAGAATGAATGTCGATACGACCTATGGTCTATGGATTGACAATGCTTCTGCACACACGAGCTACTATGTTGTTAACGTACTTAACTTGGATTTGTCTGGTGAATCTGGAACGGAACATTGCGACTTCCAGTTCTCAATTCCGACCTTCCTGCCTTACACCGGCGGTCGCCAGACAGATGCAGTAACTTAATAGGAGGTAAGTCATGGGAAATCCCATTGTTAGTTCACAGTTCATGCGGCTTCTGGATGACAGACTCCGCAAGGTCTATGTGGACTCTTTCAAGGAACTGCCTTCTATGGTTGATCAACTCTTCGGAGTTATCAAATCTGACAAGGCGTGGGAAGAGTTCTATGGTGTCGGTGCAGTACCCGACATTCCGGCGTTCAATGGTCTGCTGGAATATCTGTCCGTTGCTCCTCAATACTATACTCGTATTGAACCGAAGGAGTTTGCAGGTGGTATTCAGATTGAGCGTAAACTTTTAGATGATGACCGCTATGACGTTATTAAGTCACGGCAGAATGGGCTTGTGGAATCTCTTTATCGGGTTAAGGAGAAATACGGCGCACAGGCATTTGGGTATGCTTTTAGTTCGGCACTTACCTTCGCGACCAGCGAGGAGGGTGTCGCGCTTTGCTCAAGCTCCCACACAACCAAAAGCGGGGCATCAACCTCATCCGGTTTCTCCAATGCGGGAACGTCTGCACTGACGAAAACCTCCATTGGCGCAACCCGTATCTTAATGCGGAAATTCAAGAACGAAGCGGGTCAGCGGATAGTCATTGAACCGGACACCCTCATCGTTCCTGATACTCTGCATGATGCGGCTTGTGAAGCTGTCGGCAATAACGCCAGCGGTGCTACAAGTTCCCTCGATCCGGATAG